TTGATTGCGATAGCGTACTCGACGACTTCTTCGGGAGTCATCGTGTTGGCATGACGCGCAGCAATCTCGTGCGCCAACGAAATCGCCGTCATCCTTTGTTGTGTGAACCCAAACCAGTCCTTGCGGGACTCGGCTTGGGTCACAAGAAAGGAAAGAAGGTCATTCGTGTTTTGTATTGTCGTGGTCATGTCTTAGGTGTTGTTTGACCAACCGTACTGATTGCCACGCGGGTGGATCGTGAAGACACACTTAGCTTCCGCGCCGGGTTGTGCGTCAATTTGGAACTGACTCACGCGACCGTTGAAAGCATAGGCAACCACGTTCGTGCCGTCATAGGCCGACACCACGAAGGTGCGGTCAATCGTGCCGTTGGCGGCGTCAGCACGCATCAGCAGCAGACCGGCATCCGAGGGGTTCCAAGCTGCGGTGACCGTCAGAGAGGTCGGGGCAGATTGGGTCGGAATCTTGTCAGACTGACGCGAACCGGCAACCGAGAAGTTAGCCATTGCATCATCTTGACCGAAGGCCGGGACAGCCTCAACGTTCAGTTGCAGACCCTCGGTGCCAAGACCACCGGCAGTGGTGCCGACGATGTCTTGCACTTGGGCAGTCCAAGTGGCGAGGTTAGCGGTCGAGAAGGGAGTCGGGGTAGCGCCGGACTGTGCCCACAAAGCAGCACTAAAACCGGGCAACACTTTATTCGGGAGAGCCATTTTCTTTCCTTTCCAAGAAATCAGGGTTATGCGATTGTCTTATGTTGGAATGTCAAGCTGACAATCTAGAAAAATCTGCGCGAGTTTTTCTTCGTTGTCATACGAGTTATATAGCCACATCACATCAACCTTGGACACATAGATGCCGTTTGGTGAACCCCCAAACAAACCGCTGTACCCGTGCAAGGATTGTAGGATTTGATTGGAAATTGTGAAACCGTCTTCTATCTGCTGCGTGAAGATGCTGACCTGAAAGATTGGCCTATCAATCCCTTTGTTGTTTTGGTTCTGACCCGTGTAGACATCCTGATGGATGTTTCGCAGGAACCAAGTCACAAACTTGGGTTGAGTCGCAAAGTTCCGATTAAACGCCGCATAAACGGGGACAGGCGTGACGACAGATTGCAGCGCCGCTTGGATTGCCTTGCCGTAGACGACGGGATTGCTCTGTGCCATGTCAGACCGCCGCCACAGGATCGTTGCGATAGCACATGAAGGTGATGCTCATGCGGTCGTTAGCCTCTCGGCAGTCACTGATGCGCCACTCGTGCCCGCGCCAAGTGATCGAATACAGGTCTTGACGATCCACCATCAGCTTGGTGTTGGGCGTGTAGTTCAGCGTCAACTGCACGATGTCTTGATAAAGACGGTACTTCTCGGAGATGCGAAGACTGTTGGACACGTCTGAGACACGCGCACGGGTATCGAACCACTTGGTTTGAGTGGTCGATTGCTCGCCAAAATCCGACTTGCCGAAAGTCAGATTGTTTACCGCGATGTTCTCAAACCGTGCGATTGCCATTTACATCACCAAAGGCTTGTAAGGCCGCAAGAGAGCAGTCACGCCGAAGGGGATGTCACGAAGCATTCCCTCGGTGCTGTTGCTGCGGTTGTTGTAGAGGTGAGTGAGCAAGAGCAGACCGGCCTGCTTGATGACGGGATACGCCGCCAAGGGGCTAGGCTGCACCGTGTATTCGCAGACCACCGGAGAGGTCATAAACACGTTGAGGTCGCTCGGGAGGTCAGCAAGGATTACCTTGTTGCCCGAGTTGTCGTACATATACTGACTTGCAGTAAGAGGCACGAACACCGAAGGCGTGTCGTCGTTCCAATACCCTACCCGGTCAATCACCACGCCGTTGTTGCCGTTGTAGCAGCCACCCGTGCTCCCTTGGCTTACCTCAGGCAAGTCAAGCGACAGAGGTACGCCGTACAGACTGCTCGCGTTGTAGTACACCCGATAGCTGATCGGCATGATCGGCAGACCGATCAAGTCTTCGATTGCCTGACGGGTCGCAACCTCAAGCATCAACAGGTAGGTGTCTTGAGACTCGTCGTTGAACAGGTTTAGCTGTTGAGTGATTTCCTCAAGCGTGAGCCAAGGCGTCACGTTGTCGCGGTCAATCTGCTCAAACTTCGCGTAGTTAAAAGGGTTGCGGGTCGGCGCAAGCGCCGGTCCCCCATACGTCAGGTAATTGTTGACTGACATGACAACCCCTTAGAGCTTGATCCGCACCCCTGCGAACGGGTCGCGCACAGAGCTGACCACACGCTTTTCAGCATACATGGTCACGAAACCGGGCAGCGTCTGTTCCATCATTTGAATGCTGAATTCGGTGTGGTCGCAGATCGTCAGGAAGCGCGGCCAATTGGCAAGGTAGATCGGGTACGTTGCCGACAGGTAAGGGTTCGGAATCACCGGCCAACCGAAGATGTGCGCCACCGCACCGCCGTCATCGTCACCCGTTTCGAGGAAGATTGGGAGGTTGTTGGTGTCCTTGAGTTCGCGCAGCAGTTCAATGGTCGCCGGAGCGATGTGCCATGCCGTGCCGGGAAGTGACCAATACTGACCGGGCAGCTTGGAAGCCGCAGCGGTGATGTCGTTGTAGGCAATCGCGGTCGTTGCCGTTTGCGTGGCAATCGTGTGGATGCCGTTGGTGATCGCCGTGCCCGAGGTGCCGTAGGCCGATGCTGCACCGTCGAGGTACATATTCAACCCACGCAGACCATCGGTTGCGCCCGTGGTGGTCGTGGTCGAACCGGCTTGGTCGGAGTTGACCGCCATCGACGCGCCCTCAAGTTGGGCAAACTCAAGCATCAGGTCTTCGACAAGCGTGGCGTCGAGGTTGTTCACATCGGACAGGACAGCCGAGCGAATCGGCAGGCGCGCAGCAACGACGCGAACGGGAAGCTGCCAAATGGTCGTGTTCGTGTCGGGAGAACCAAGGTTGTTCTGCACCGCATAGCCCCAAGGGTTGCCCGCTTGGTTGGTGGCGTTACCCGTCTTGGCAACGAACTGCATATCGGAACCTTCGCAGTCCCGAATGCGTGCGCCTTGTCGGAAGGGGTTTGCGTAGCGCAGAGCAGCGAAGGCGTCGTCAAAGATGACGCGACCACCAATGCCCGAGCCGGAGCCGGTAAGCGCCGAGGCTTCAGAGATGTCCACCTTGACTTGGCGGTTTTCTTGGATGGCAGACTTGATGCCGTTCAACAGCAGTTCAGTTACCGTGCTATGTTGCTTGTCCATTGGCGTAGTCCTTTGCAAAGTGCGCCCGAAATCCCTTTCAAAGAGACTCAATGAATCCCTTTGAAAAGAGGGGAGCCGAAGCCCCCCACTTTATTAAGCGCCCGTAGCGGTCGAGCGATAGCGAACCCCTGCGAAGGGATCGCGCACACTCGTGGCCAAACGCTTCTCACCGAAGAAGGTGATGAAGCCCGGAGCCGTTTGGTCGTAGCGACGCATGACCATGTTCAGACGGTCGATGATCGTGTGGAACCGGCTGAAGTCTGCGAAGTACAGGGGGTACTTGGCGACCGTGCCTGCGGAAGCACCGGCGGCGGTGGGGGTGTCAACATAGGTGTTGACCACCACATCGAAGCCGAGCAGCTTGCCCACGATACCGTCTTCAGCGGCGGGGTGCATACGCTCAAAGATCGGCGTGCCTTGGTTGTCCTTCAGGCCGCGAATTGCCGAGAGCATGACCGGGTTGATCATCCACTTGGCATTCGGCGTCCAGTAGGCTTGCGGCAGCGCATAAACCATGTTCACGAGGTCTTGGAATTGCACGTTGTTCGCGCTTGCAAAACCGTTCGTGGTCAATTGGTCATACGTTGCGAGCGAGTGCAGGCCGGAGGTCGAGGAAGTGCCCGACGAACCGAATGCAGCCGTGGAGGTGGTGCCGCCCGTGTAGGTGGCATTTGCACCGCCGTACTGATCCAAACCGCGCAGACCATCAGCGCCGCCGGTGGTCACCGAAGTGCCCGTGCCGGTCTGATCGTCGTTGATGATCATGGACAGGGCTTCGGCTTGCGCGAATTCGGCCAAACAGTCATCAACAACATTGGCTTCCAAACCATCGATGTCGTCCAAAGCCGCAGTGCGGATCGGGAACTGCACATTGATGTCCTTCAGCACCAGTTGCCAAATCGAGGTGTTTTCAGTCGTTGCTGCGCCGTTGTTTTGAATGGCGTAGCCCCACTGAGCGCCTGCATTGCCGGTCTTGACCCGGAACTGATAGGACGAACCCTCGGTAGCCACGGTACGCGACAGGCCGCGCATCGGGTTATACATACGCAGAGACACAAACACGGGATCGTATGCGGTACGACCACCCTTGCCGTCGCCGCCTGCGGTCAGTTGCGAGGCTTCGTTCATGTACGCGTAATACTGAGACTCGTCGGCAAACATCTTGAGTTCCTTCTCGAAACTCTTGCCGCCGTTGGCGTAATCGCGCAGTTGCTCACGCACGCTGCGATTCACATCCTGACGCACAGACTTGGCGATAGGACGAATCAGAGCAGGGGCGTTCAGGCTTGCAACCTTGGCTTCCAAGGTGGCGACCTTCTCAGTCAGTTCAGCCTTGGCAGCTTCGACCGACTCGTTAGCCTTGGCTGCGATTTCTTCAGCTTTGGCAAGGGTAGACGCTTCGATTGCGTCCAACTTTTCGATGATTTCCTTAGACATGATCAGCCTTTCAGACGATTGGAAAGATGCTTGAGAATTTCCCGCTGCTCTAGGGCTGCGAGAAGTTCGGCTTCGGTCGCTTCCGCATCAGGCTCACCCTGAGTCGGCGCAATTTCAAGAACGGTCGTCACAACCTCACGCTGCTCCAACACTTTCTTGAAGGTAGATGCGGCAGCGACCGCATCTTTTTTGGACAGCCCTGCTTCACGCAAAGCCTTCTCCAAAATCTTGAGATCAGCAGAGCCATCAGGTCGGAAGAATTCCAACTTGTGTACTTCTGCCATCGGGTTGTTGGGATGCATTACGACGGAGACTTCTCGGAGTCCGCCTTGCGAAATTTGGAAATAACCTTCCTCCATGTCGCTACCGCTTTGGAGGGGATTGCCTTCAGCATCGACCATACAGTATTCATCTGCGTATGCTCCTACAGAGACACCGCCGAACATAGCCGGGGATTCGGTCATCACCTGATACAGATCAGACCCTTGAGTGGTGTTCAGGTACAGACGGCCCTCGGCCATCATGCCCTTGTCAGTGAATTCGAATGCAGTCCACTCACCCACCGGCATTGCATCGGCGTTGTGATTGACAAACATGGGCAGGGGTCGCTTGGTGTCAGCGAATTCTTTAGCCCACTGCATAAAGCCTTCCGGCTTGTAAAAGAAGCGCCGACCATCAGCGCCCTCACGCGGTCCCCAAGTGGTGACGGTGGCTTCAATCTTTCCGCTTGGCTCTTGGTTTCCTGCCGCCTCGGGTAGAACCAGTTTTGCTTCGCAGATCAGTTGGATTTGTTTCATTGATGACCCCTTCAAAGACCGTCGTGTTTATGTCTTGTATTTTCGGGGACATCAGGCGCGGAACCTGAATTGGCAATTCCGCAGGCCGACGCACTTGGTTTGCAAGTGCTGCAAGCAATTTTGCGTGAACTGCCATATTCGGTCAAGTTGTGCCGATGTTCATGCGTCGGGTCTGATTCCCGCCGCCGCCGCCCGTGTCTTGTGGTGAACTGCCCGGAATGGGCTTTTGATCGCTGTTCTTGCCGACCAACTCACTAGCCCCGTCCATCGTATGCCTACCGAGGTATTCCCGCGCCTCGTTGGGCGTAAGTATGCCTGCATTTACGCCCGCCACCACATAATTCATTTGGTCTAGCGGTGCGCCCATAAGGAATTGCTGCGTGTCAAATTCTACGCACAGTGAGGGGTAGCCCGCTAGTAAATGTTGCTTGAGCTTCTGACGGACGTTCACGATGATCGGGTACATCGTGGATTTGTAGAATTCGTCCAACATCGTTTGAGTGTTGTTGTACTTCCCGTCTGCGATCCCAATCATCGCCGGGGGCACGCCAAACAAACCGCAGATGCGCTTCATCGTTTGCAGCTTTAACGCCGCAGCGTCGGCGTCTTGCAGGGAAAGCATCTTTAGGGGTTCGTACTTCATGCCCTGATCCAACAGCATCCCCTGACCGGGCTTGGACGGGTCGGTGGTTCGGCTTCCCGTCATGCTCGACCATGCTTCCTTGAGCCGCGCTGCGATTTCCTTGTACTTAGCGTCAGGAATAACCGATTCGGTGACGAACATCCCCGAGGGTTTCGCGCCGTTCTGCATCACATAGTTGGCGTACAGGTCGATGTCCTGATCTAGACCGACCAACTCCACCGCAAGGATGCCCTTGTTAAAGCCCGCCGAACCCTGCCAAGGCATATCCTTGCAGTGCATCACTTGGTAATACTCTAACGGCTCGTCCTTAGAAAACCCGTAGGAAGGCGTGGACAGGCGATACGACGGATAGCGGGTCGGGGTGATGGTGACCGCAATCAGCGTCGAATCGAGAATGAACATCTCGGTGGGAGTCTGCGTAGGATTCTTTTGATCCTTGCGCCACCAAAGCGTGAAGGCTTCGCCCAAGAGGTCGTGCCACATCAACCACTGATACCAAAACTCGTATTGGCTTTGGAATTGGTTGGGGTTTTGTAGCAGGGTCAGAACTTGTTGGGCTTTGGTCTTGTTCCGGGTAGAAACGCGGGAATCCTTGACCGCATCGACCACTGTGCCGTCGTCCAACTCGCACATGATCTTGATGGGCAACTGACTCAAGGCGCGGGCTTTTGCGCCAAGTGCTGCCATCACCGTGCTATTTCGGGACAGCGTGGATACATCCACCACCCGCCCTGCGTCTGTAACGGCACTCGTGGTGACGTACAGAATCTGCGTATTGACCGTCGGCCTGCGGTTGTCGCCCTGATAGACGACGTTGTTACCTAGCGCGGTCTGCCCAAACAACGTGTTTG